GTGTCCTACCCCCAATCGACCAGAAAACTTCCACTGGTCCCAGCTACGCTCCCAACGGCTATACCAAGAATCATCTCGTTCGTGATCTCGAGCGATACAATGCTGGGGGACCACGCGGACCCATACATCGCGCCTTTGACGACCGCATGTTCGCCCTCGAAAGCGGAGTTCCACTTCCCCTCCTTTGCGCAGAGGTTCTCAAGGACGAGAAACGCCCGAATCGAAAGATCCCCCTTGGCCAGACACGCTCCTTCACACTCATCGATTTGGACTTCAATCTCGCCATACGCTCACTTATGGGCGATTTCGTTGCCCTCATCCGACGATCTCGGACACGATCATTTTGCCAAATCGGAATATCCTTCGCTCGTGAGTGGAATGAGCTCGCCCTTCGCTTGTCGGACGGAGACCCGGACGCTCTGGTCTGTGATGCGGACTACACTGCTTTCGATGGCGCCGTTGCTGTGGATTACATCGCACTCTTTGCCGACGTCGCCTCTGGCGTCTATGCCGACGACAAGGCTGCACAGCGACGCATACTGGCTGAGCAGCTCAGTGCTCGCTTCTCGCGGCATGGAACCCGTCTTATCGCACTCACCACCGGCATGCCCTCTGGATGTGCCATCACCGGCGAGTGCAATTCTCTCGCAAACTCGGCCGTTCTTCATCTCGCCTATCTCAGGCAACGACGACTCGACGGCGATGAGCGACACCCTTCTCTCATCCTCGCTCAATTCGATGACGAGTGTGACCATGTCGTCTACGGGGATGATCTCATACTGCGGCCGAGGCAGAGCGACTTTCCCCTCACCCAGCTATTCCAGCAAGCTGCCCACTATGGCTTCACCGCCACCGCAGGAGACAAGATGGGCCCACCCCGCCTTCGGCCCCTCTTCACTACTGATGACGATCTCCGGCAAGGCAATCCAGCAGTGGCCTTCCTCAAGATGGGTTTCTACCGTTCCAGTTCCGGAGTGGTTCCACTACTGGATCTGGATTCGGTTCGCGCAATGCTCGATTACACTCGTTGCGAAGAAATGGACGGCACTCTGGCAGTCTCTCTGCGAACCGCGGAGGCCTTCCTCTCTCGCTATCCCCGGTTTTACTACGATCAATTCTTCGCTCCTTATCGCGCAGTTGCAGCTCGTCACAATCTACCTCTCCGCTTCCGCGATCACGCTCAAGCTTCGGCTGAGTGTCTCGACGATTTCGAGCATCTCACCGACCCAATTTTTGCTTAATCTTTT